CAAAAGAGAACAAAACTGCCCAGACCCATACGGCAGCCCTGTTGACTCCGGATGGTTTGAAATCTCAAGGTCGTGCCAAGCAGCACCGCCAACGTGCCAAGCAAGAGTTGAAGAAAGGCAAATAGCGTGCCAACAAGGGTTTGTAGGAACAATAACCGAGCAACAAATAACAACCTGTGCGACACCATACAGTCAGCCTACCGTTTCACCGTGGACAGAATCAGCAAATTTATGTACAAAGAGCGCAACCAATCCAACCAACATGAGCAGTCCGGTCAATCCTGCAAGCCCTTTAAGTGCGACTGCGATGCCGGAAGCAATGCCTATTGCACCTGCACCAGAACCACCGCCAGAGCCACCACCACCGGAAGCACCTGCGGAAGCTGCACCACCACCGGCAGAAGCTCCACCTCCAGAAGCTCCTCCGCCACCGGCAGCAGCACCACCGCCAACAGCCTCGTCAGGAAGCACAAATACACAACCATCGCAACCAGCCGTGAGTGCGCCAACGACATCCTCAACAGGGAATACGCAGAATACCTCGCCAGTACAAGTGCCGGCAGGAAAGACGTTAGTACAGGGGTTCGGGTTGGTGATGAGCCTAGAGATTTTAAACCGACCAATGCAGATTCAACAGATTCAGTTGAACGACGCATTGGCATACCAGCAGGAGTTACCGTATGAGCTTAGAGGAAATCAAGGAGTCTTACTCCAACTTATCACCGAAGGGAATATTCCTGATGCTTTCAATAATATTGCCAGCGATAAGTGGGACAGCCTACTTAGGAATAACGACTTACAATCGTGTTATAGCTGCGACTGAAGCGATTGAGGCAGCAAAGCCTTATGACGATGCAGAACTGCGAGCAGAGGTAAATGCTTTAAAAGTGCAGTTGTCAGCACAGCAAGCCTCAGTCAATGTTGTTAAAGATTCTATGGTGACTACATCTAATCAGCTAGTGTCTATGCAAGAGAAGGTATCTAACGCTATCGGTACAGCTAACGAAGCCAAGGCTATCACTAACGGCAACGTGCGTGAAACTTCAGCATCTTTACTAGGTGTACGTGAAGAGATGAAAGCTACCCGTGAAGGCATAGAATCACAACTTAAAGCACTTAAACGTGCTACCTCTAACCCACTAGGAAATTAATTATGTTATCAATCATCTCTGGTCTATTAGGTATTGGATCATCAGCCTTACCAAGTTTATTAGGTTTCTTTCAACAGAAAGGTGACCAAAAGCATGAAATGGCTATGGCTCGTTTGCAGACAGAACGTGAAGCTGCTATGGCTGCTGCTGGCTTTGCATCACAAGAAAAGATTGAGGCTATTAAGTTAGATGGTATAGAGATGCAAACATATACCCAAGAACGTGAGGCTTTATATGCTCACGACATGAAAATCATGGACAAGGCATCGCAGTCAACTGTTGATCTAAACGCTAGAGTTCGCCCATACATTGCATTTACCTTTGTTGGCTTGCTAGTGCTAGTTGACATAGTAGGTCTTGGCTGGGCTATCTATACTGGTGTAGAATTTACAACGGCTATGGGCTTAGTATTTTCTGATGACGAAATGGCTATCGTATCTAGTATAATTGGTTTCTACTTTGGCTCACGTCAATGGGAAAAACACCGTGAAGGCAAGTAAAGAACTAATTAAAATGTTGAAGCACCATGAAGGTGTGAGATACAAACCATACCAATGTCCGGCTAAACTCTGGACTATTGGTGTTGGTAGTGTGTTGTACCCAGAACAGGCTAAAATACCATCAAGCATAGAGGGAATGGCTGCTCGTAAAGCGTACCCTTTAAAGCCTGAAGACAACCGCAGATGGAGTGAGGAAGAAGTTGACAAGTTATTGGCTAAGGATGTCGCACGATTTGAACGAGGGCTTGCCCGTTATTTACCTATACGACTTTCACAGAATGAATACGATGCTATTCTTAGCTTTTGCTTTAATCTTGGTCTTGGCACATTTCAGAGGTCAACCATCCGTCAGGCGCTTTTGCGTGGGGATAAAATTACGGCTATACAGAGTCTTCTCAAATATAACAAAGCTGGTGGCAAGGTCTTAAAAGGCTTAGACAATAGACGTAAAGACGAGGCTGCTTTATTTAATCGGTAATCATTCCAATGTCGCAGGTATGTCGTTCTATCTCACCGTACTCTTTGTGCAGTATGATTGAACACATATCACGACCAGCTCTGTAGCCTTGTCCTTGATGCCAAGCATCTCTGGCTGCTAGTGTCCTAAAGTATTCTACGATACCACCGTGATATTCTTTCACATCCTTGTGGTGTACGTGACCAACATACCAATATCTAAACTTAGACCTTCCCCAGTCCTCTGACTTGTCTGCTGCCATGATAGACAGCATATCTTTACCTTTAACGGTATCGCCATGCGTAGAGCCTATTAGCACCTTGCCAAACGTGTAGTACCAACATACTGCCGGTGACAGATCAACTTCCATGCGTGGCTCGTTATGAAAGTAACAGCTAATCATCAATGCTAGTGCGTAAGATGAATGCCCATCGTGGTTACCTTTATTAATCCGGAAGACTACCTTTTGGTGCTTCTCTAGCAATCGTCTTAGGCAATAGATAATTGCACGTAATCCAACCTGCTGCACCTTTGCCCATCTACCATCCACATCAAGTTGGTGACCAGAGTTCGTTATATTCTTTTGATTGTCGGCATGAAACATATCACCAAGGTTTAACAGCAATGCCGTGTGAGTATTTGGTGAGCTTGCTATAAGCCTATCTATTGCGCTACAGGTGAGCTTTTCTGCTATGTCTAAATCAAAGTCATCGCCAGCATCTTTTGCCCATGCATACAATCCAAAGTGTGGATCGCCCATAGGAATGACAGTCAACACGTTATCTGACGTTATTGCCGGTGGTGGAGTTATTGGTGCTAGACCCTTGATGTCTTCTGCAAGGTCTGCAACAAAGTTACGCACTATCTCTTCTAGCTTACTGTCATCTACCTTAGTCTTAACCCATTGCCCACTAGCCTTACCTTCAGCATTGTAGTATGTAGACACACCACGAACTATAAACGGCTCTGGTGCTACTCTAGTCATGTCGTGATTAGGTGAGTAACCGGCTAGTGCTGCTTTAGCCTTTAATCCTCTAACGGCTACATCAACTACCGTGGCAGTTACATTAAAGAATTTAGCTGCTGCACGATTAGAACCTAGCTCACAAGACTTTGAGTAGTATTCCCATTGTCGGTTAGTAGCATACTGGGCTAACTTGTCATCTATTGGAGTTACCATATTTATTCCTATGTTTTTGTTTATTATATACATATTTAGAATAGTATGTAGATATAATTAGCCCTACCACAATACCTAGTATAAAAGCCTCTTTGTAACACAATATGTAGTCTAAGGTGTACATTAAACAGTCTTCCCGATGTAAGTTGCTTTACTATCTTGGAACTGAACTTCTATTTGGCAGTCTTGCCCTTTGGTTGCATGAAAAAGTTTCCATACGCCCCAACTCATAGAAACTACGGCAATAAGTAGTAATGTTGCTACAATCACTACTGCCCTATCTGATTTATTATTTCCACAGTTGCACGACCTTCCTTGATTACAGTCACCTCGGCACGGCATATCAGTTTCTCCTTGTTTGTCTGCCCATTTAGCTATTTGCTTGCCACGTTTAAAGAATGCTTTAGTCATGTTTCTTTAACGCTTCACGTTAAACGTCATCGTAGTGCAGACCATCGTTCCCATTTTGGGAGATATTGTCTATACGGTCTTCATCCCAGTTAAGCTGGCAACCAGTCCAAGCACATTCTTTAACTGTACTTAAAGTCTTGCCACACACGTTACAGATTGGGTCTTTCTTACGAAAAATACGGTCAAAGCCATCAGCGTACTTCTGTTGCTGCTCTTTATTGCCAACCTTACTTACTAGGCTATCTCCAGTTACAGGATTGCTAGACATAGGTAAACTCCATAAATTTATTGGTTTCAAAAGAAGGTCGTGCCATTTAACTTTCATAACACGACCTTGTATGCTAAAAAGGAATATCGCTCTCTACGCTTTCCATTGGATCAGCTTTTGCTGCTGGTTTAGCTGCACCACCTTCAGATTTGCCACCTAGTAAAGTTACGTCACCAACACGACACTCTAGGCTTGATTTTTCTGTGCCATCCTTTGCTTTGTATGGGCGGAGGCTAATCTCGCCTGTAATGCCTATTTGTGTGCCTTTTAGAAGCATTGGCGCAAGTATTTCTGCACGTTTTCCCCATAAGTTGCAGTTTAACCAGGTAGTCGTGGCTTTATCGCCATAACCAGCAGTCAATGACAGAGAAAAGTTGCAGATTGCATCTTGATTTTGTGTGTAACTTAATTTTGCATCTTGTCCCAAACGACCTGTTGCTGCTAATAAATTCATTTTAGTTCCTTTAGTTTAGTTGTTAATTCTGATACTTCTGTTAAAAATAATTCTACTGCCTTCTCTGTTTCAGCGATGTACTCGTCATCACGATCTACACGTACCACAAACAATGCTAGATTATCGCCTAATGCTGGGCAATAGCTAACAAAGTCACACCACTTAGCACCGGTACAAGCCATCTGCCATTGCATTTGCGGTATGTATTTTGTAGGTGCTTTGCCGGATAACAATGTATCTGCATGGTTGGCTGCCGTAGGGCATTTAATCTCTACTAGACCATCGCCTACTATACCATCTGGACTAGCACCGGACATCGCAATGCTTGGGTGGTCAATAAAGCCTACTTCGGTTACCGTGACACCTTGCTTAAACTCGTACGCTGCTCTGGCTAGTGGCTCTAGCTCAATTCCTCGCTCCATGTGTGAGTTAGTAAAGCCTTCCTCACGTTGACCAGTTAAACGCTGACATACAAGCTCCATACGGTAGTTCTTACGACTAGCAGACTCACCTGTCTTGATAGTGGCTAACACGTCTGCAACACGGCTAGCTGTTACCTTGCCAATGCGTGACTCAAACCATTCTTCTGTACCTTGTTGATTAGTCATTGTTTATATCTACCCTATTATTTTTAATCCAATCAAATAACTCTGCAATAGCATCAAATTCAGATTGCTTAATATGATGTGCTTCTAATCCATCGTTATTTGTAATTCTAATAAACCCATGCCCGTACAAAATTGCATCGTGCATTGCGTTAGTAAACGCTTTATCAAATTCAGCCATTATCTAATCCTCGGCATTGGTTTTGAAAGAAGCCATTTGTGACCTAAATCTTTTAGAGCCTTTGCTATCTTAGCATCACGGTCTTGCATCTCTTTTTGGCTAGGTGGTTTTAATCCGTATAGTGATTTAATAATCATGCTGCCATCCCTTCAAATAGTGCTTTCATTTCATCTTTTGCTTTTGTTATAGGTGCTGTATAAGCTGGGTTAGATTTAACCTGGTTACGCACATCTATAAATACTTTTTGCAACTCTGCCATTGTTTTAGCACTACGGATCATAGTGACATAAACATCTACTGACTCCAGTTCTACAGAAGGCAAGTCTTCACCGGCATAAATATATAAGCCTAGACCATGTAGTGCAATTGCTTTAACCAGGCATCGCTGTATTGATGTATTGATTTGGAATGCGTTTGGTACTGGGATTGTCTTGTTATTGTTATCAAGGACTGGATGGATTTGGCTTAGTGTAATGCCATCTACCGTAACAGCTACCTCAACAAAGTAACCACACTCTGTTTTGCAGAATGGTAAGCCATCAGTCTTAATAACTTCCCATGTAGCTGTTGGCGATGCCTTGCGTAACTCTGCTACAGCCCAAGCCCATGATAAGTAAGTAAACTGACCCTTCTTTTCTACGTGCTGGTTTACATCTATACCGCTTAGTGTTTTAAATACCGACATTTTCTTCTCCTCGTAATTCGTTTAATTCTTTATTAGCACATTCTATTAAATACTCTAGGTATTCTTCTAGCTCTATAAAATCTGTGTCTTGGCGATTATCTTCCATTTAAGCCACCAATAATAAGTATAGAAAAATTGATAGTAAGACTACACCAACAAAGCAAATGCCTTCTATCCACGGTGTTAGGTCTGTCTTAGGTTTGTAATTTTTGTAATCAGTCATCTTTATTCTCCTGTTCACGTTTAGCTAATTTAACTTCTAACTCTTCAAACTCTTTACGCATTGCTTGTATTTCTTTTATTATCTGCTCAAGTTTTGGGTCTTTTAGATCGTTAGTGTGCATTACGAGCCTCCCTTGTTTCACGGTCACATTTAGCTTTGAATAAGCAAACAGATGCTTCTATCTCAGCAACTCGTGTGTATACCTTCTCAACCATTTGGTATTGGTTAAGTAAGGCGCAAGCTAGTGTGTAGGAATTGTAGGTAGAGTTGACAACTTTACCGTTTTCTAAGATGTCCCATTTTTGTTTTGGGAATTTTGTAGATTTGATTGTGTACATTTTAATCTCCACTGTTTCTATTAGTTAATCGCTTTGTTGCTGCGATGAGTTCATTATACACTTACTTTTAAAAATGTACACATATTTATTAAAATAATTACCAATCAGCTAATTTTCCTTTAATTTTAAACAAAGACATTGCTCTATTTAACACCTTAGCATCGTTGGTATAACGTTTTGGACTATGGTCATTATCTTTATTTCTTTTATTATTTAATTTAATTCTTAAAGATTTACGTTTTTCATAGTTAGTCATTATTTTCTCTTTTTTTAAAGTTTTTTAATTCACTGATCTTTATTACGCGTTGATCACTCATTGTTTTGTTGTTGTTTATAATAGTGCCAGCTTCAATTAATTTACTTTGTGCGTAAAAATCTTCACATTTCATATAACCAAGCATATACGCTGCAGATAAATCTTTAAGCAACCAAACGCACATGTAGTAGTCAGCGTTTTGTTTTACTCTTGATGTAATGCTAAAGTCATAAGATAATTCTGGCTTACTTGTTCTAGTAACAGTTTTTACTTCAAGTTTTAACCCTTTATATAACAAATCGTAATCATAGTCGTTTATACGCTCAGAACCAACAAGATAATCACCAATAATTATCTCTCCTATGTACCCTCTGAGTATTCTCTCGCTGTCATAGCCAAACTTTAAATTGTTTTTAATAGTAGCATCAGGGTCTGGTAAAAATAATCGTCCCCTGGTGATAATATCTGGCGTTATTTCAACTCTAATCATTTGTTATTGCTGTCTTCTCTAGCTTTATTTAACAAGTCATTAATTAACTTAGCTTTTCCATTTATGTTATAAAACTGAACATTTATTGGCAGCAATCTTACAGAAATTAATTGTTTTTTAAGTTCTTCGTTTAACTTTGGTCGACCAACTTTTTTCTTTTCCATTTTGTTTCCTAATTAAAATAATTTACTAAAAAGTCCAACATTATCTGCATGAGAAGGACTTGTCCATCCTTCAGGTTTTATTAGATCAGGTAATCCAAGTGGATTTGGTCTTGTTGCTTTAATTCCTACTTCTTTAGCCATATTTGCATTTAAAACACGATCCCAAGCTTCAAATGAATTAACATCAAAAGCATTCAATGTTCCAATTGCAACAACACACAGATCGATTAAAGCGTCTACAGCATCATCACCAGATTGTGAATTTTGCAACTCGTTTAATTCCTCTTGCAAGAAGCGTATGCGAAATTGTAAAAATTCAGCCAATTTATTTGCATCAAATTCACGTACCTTTTCATTAACACCATATTTGTGGTGCATTGTTTCAATATCTTCAATCCAATTAGCGCTCATAATATCTCTACCTTTATATTAGCTTCATTAAACATTTTATTTGAATGGTACCAAGACTCCATCCACTCTTTACGTAACATAATCGATTGCTCTGGTATAACTATTTTAGATATACCAACCTGAATAATACCTTTAGCACATTCATTACAAATTGGTAATCCATGTACATATAACGTCGAATTGTCTAAACATACACCAGAGTAAGTCGCGTTATAAATAGCATTCATTTCAGCGTGAACAATTAATGACAGTTTAATTTCTCTTACATTTAATCGCTCCTCATCATCTAATATCCCACGTGGAAATCCATTGTAACCTTGTGACAAGATTTGACCTTTGTTACCAACAATAACTGCACCTACTTTAGTACTAGGATCTTTTGACCAACTAGCAACTTCTTTTGCTATTGATAAATACCTATTATGCCATTTATTTGTTTGCATAATTATTATCTATCAAATGAAAATGTCTTTCATAAACGTGCATTGATGCAACATTCCAATAAATGTTACCTACTTCAACATGAATCCAATTATCATTTAAATCACTCACTAGTTGTTGCAGCACATACTTTTGCCAAGCGTAATCATTTTTATATCCAAATACAGCATCATTAGAGCGCATATATACTAAAGCGTGCACTTTTCCATCTCGTATTAAATATTGAACAGCGTTAGTGCACATAAAATCAGACATGCCATCAAGATTATAGTCAGCATGCATACTTGGTCTGTTGTATATCATAATTGCTCGTCTTGAGCAAACGTTTATACTAAGTTCTATTTTAGCATTATTATATTGGCTGCCATTTTCTTCAGAATATATACACCATCCATAATTTGAATTAATTAAACCATTTTTACTAGCTACTTGCTTCCATATTTCTGGTGGTCCACCTGGTATATCATTTACATTTAATGACTTTGATTTATACCAATCTAATTCGCGTTTAACGTAGCCTTCATTTACATTGCCAAATATAACTGGATTATTTGCTATAAAAGAAGCATTCATTATCTCTATAGTTTTAACGCCAGTTTTATCTTTTACAAACTGCTTTTCTCTTAATAGGTTTATAAAATCATTTTTTATATCAATTGAAGTGTAAGTCATGCTAGATCCTTATTTTTTAATTTATTGAAAATATCTCTATCTTCACGTTGACCTGGAACTTCACCTCTAATATAAGCAACAACAAAAGAAGCATAATTTATCATGTCAATAGCTGAGTCTTCAACAGACTCATAATTTAC